TGACCGGGAAAACGTCGAAGGTGAAAGCGCCGAGCTGATAGAGGATTGCCATCAGGTCCGGCCCGGAATCGAGGGAACCACATAATTGCTGCGCGCGGCGCTGGCCGCCGAGCCGATGGCCGCTGCCGCTCTCGACGCCTGTGCCGCCGCACTGGCCGCAGCATTGCCCGCGGCGGCGGCTTGCACGCCGATGCCGGATAGAAGTCCGCGCAGTTCGTTGGCCTTCGCGATGGCGGCGTCGATGGAGCCCGTGTTCACAGTGGGCGACGCCGTCATGTTGAGAGACTCTACCGCGGTGTGCGCGCCTTCGGCGCTCCCCTTCACGGCCTCGACGGAGGACGCGTCGACACGCGGCGTGACCGTCGTGTTCAGGGATTGCAGGGCCGTGCCGGCGATATCGATCGCCGCCTTCGCCGCGTTGAGCGAGGAGAGGTCCAGCGACGGCGCGCCCTGCATACGCTGGAATGCCGGCAGATAGTTCGCGCTGACGCCGCCCGTGACGCCCATGGGGCCCGCCTGCTGAGTTGCCGCCCAAGACGGGCCGCCCTTCGCCTTGCCGGCCCGGAGCGCGCCCGACATGCCGAGGAAAGACGCCGGCGGCGGCGCTTTCGGCTTTTCCTGCAAGCCAAGGCGCGCCTCGTAATTCGCCAAGGAGCCAGGCGCCGTCGACGGGCCCTTGGGATGCATCCAGTCCTCGACCGTCCGGATGGTCGAGTCGATCGCTTTGTTGATCCCCGGCAGCGCCCAACGGCCGAGGGCGTCGCCGACTTCGGAGGCCAGCGCCTTGATGCGTTCGAGATGGTTGGCGGTCGTTTCCAGCTGGAGGTTCAGCGCCTGATCGGACGAGCCCTTCCATTTGACCGTGTCCATCAGATTGCGCAAATTCTTGACGATCTCCGGCAGCGCCTGACCGGAGCGCGCGGCCTCATCCCACCATTCCCGCCCGAACAGGCTCTGGCCGATGCGCGCCTTCTCGGGGCTCCTGTCGAGCGCCTCGAGCAGTTTGAGGATGGTGGGCGTCGCGGTTGCGTCGGACTTCATGCCCGCCTGAACCTCCTTCAGGGAGAGCCCGAGCTCCTCGAGGTTCTTCGCTGCCTCCTTCCCGTCGAAGGTGCGCAGCTTCGAGGAGAAGGCGTTCCAGAACCGCGACGCCACCTCCGGCTGCATGCCGATGGAGTTCAGGGCCGTCGTCACCGCAAGGGTGGTGTCGAGCGGAACGTTCGCCGCCTTTGCCGCGGCGGCGGATCGGCCGAACATCTCGACGATGTCGCGCTCGGCCGAAGCGCCCGTGTCGCCCAGCATATTGACCTTGTCGACGAAGTCCCCGAGTTCGACGTTCGACCAGCCGGTGGCCGCCCTGATCTCGGCGAGCTTCTGCGCCATCTCTCGGGCCGGAACGTCGAAAGCGACGGCACCCTTGGTCGTCAGATCCATGAAGCCGGCGAGGTCTCTGAACTCGACGCCCGCCTGTCCGGCCTGCGCCACGAGGCCGGCAACCTCGTCGCGCGCAATGCCGATCCGCCGCGCGGCTCCGTTGATCATGGTCTCGACGTCGGTGAAGCTGGCGCCCGCGTCGAGATTAACCTTCTTGCGGACCTCGGCCATCGCCTTGTCGAAGTCGATCGCCTTTTTGACGCTGTAGGCCGTCGCGCCGCCGACCGCCATGCCGCCGAGCGCGCTGACGCCCAGACCCATGGCCGTGCCGGCCGCGCCTGGCAGGGCAAACGAAGCAAAGTCTGACGCCGCGCCGCCCATGGCTCCGAACCGGCCGCGCGCCGCCGCCGCCATACCGATCGACTTGCCAAAAGCCAGCTGCTCGCGCTTGGCGGCACGAATGGAGGCGATCGTCTGCCGCTCCCACGCGCGCATCTGCGATGCGCCCTTTGCCGCCCAGTCCGCGCCCATGGCCTGTTTTGAGGCGCGGGCGTAAAGCAGCCATTCCTTGCGCACGTCGCGAAGTTCGCCGGCCGTCAGCTTCAGAGTGGCGAGCTGGCGCCGGAACGGATCGGAGCCGGCGCTCCTGCCCATGCCCCTGGCGACGGCCTCGGCGGCCTTCCCGGCGTCTTTCAACGCCTGCGCCACAGAGCGGGCGGGCTTGCTGACATCATCGATCAGCTTGATGGTGAGGGAACTCGTCAGATTGGCCATGTCACCCGCTCAGCCTTCGCGCGACCTGAAGTTCGGCCAGAAAGTCATCCCAGAACATCGCGTCTAGCTCGGCGCGCGTCCCGCCCAGAGCTTTCAGGATGAAGCCGCGGTAGTCGCGCCAATGTCCGGGCCAGTATCTTGCGCCGCCAGTCCCCGGAACCGGCGGGGCAAAAAATTTTCGGCGGCCTCGTCGAGCGCGAGTCGGTCGTCATCGTCGAGGGCGTCCATCACCGCGTCGGGAACCGGCTCGCCGCGCTCATCGCGAAAGAGCGGCAGGCGGACCTTCGCGTCCGGATTGCGCGTGAGCAGCTGTTCGATCTCGCTTTGAAACATCGAAACATCTCCCGCTGTCATTCGAATCAGCGTAATCGAATGATAGTCTTTCCCGTCACATGATAACGGCCATGCAAGCTCGACCGTTCTGGAACGAAGATGATCTGTGAGAAAGCGCACAGCGGCGCGATCTGTTTCTGGCATGATGTGGCGCTTTCGTTTCGGAGAAGAAAAATGGCGATAGCAACTGGCTTCCCGGTCCAATTGACGCGCTATTTTTTGCAGGCGGGTCTCGTTTTCTTCGCTGCGCTTCCGTCAATTCTCGGACTGATCGTTTTTCTGGTAACGCTCTGACAGGAATTACACGATCCGCAGCATGGCGTTGATCTCCGCCAGCTGGTTCATGCCATTCACGCGCCACACCGAGCCGAACCAGTCGTAGTAATAGACCTCCGCCTTGTTCTCCCACAGCTCATAGTGGGTGATCTCCGCGATCCTGTGGTCCTGCTCGATGAGCTCGCCGCGTTTGAATTCGCTCTCGCCAACCTCAACAAGCCGGCCGAAGACGACGACCTTGCGCTCGATGAGCCGGCCGCCATTCTTGTCGCGCAGCGCGCCATAGATGGTGTAGGGCCGCACGCCATTGGCGCCGAGCCCGAACAGAGCTTTGGTCTGGGCGTCGGCGCCGACGAGCTTGAAGGTCACTTCCGGCGGCTCGAAGCCGAGCCCGCCTATGGTGATCGCGCCGATGGCGCCGCCGGGATGATGCTCCTGGGTCTTTTCTTTCGGCTGCCAGAGCTGGATGTTCTGCAGCGTCAGGTGCTTCGAGTTTGTGGGGGAGTCGTCGCCGGCGAACAGGTTCGCCGCCTCCCAGATGATGACGGACGCGGCCATGGGGCGTTTCCTTTACTGGAGATATTGAGCGGGCAGCGTTGCGGCCTGCGCCACGAGCGCGCCCAGTTCCGCGACGAGGGCCTCGTAATTGGGCCGCGAATCGATCGTCACTTGCGTGATCGGCGCGGGCTCTTCGGTCGCGAAGAACGCCCGGAACTTGCCCTGTCTCAGGTCGTTGGGACTGTTTTTGTTTGCTTCGAACCCGACCTTGAAGCCAACCGAACACTGGTTCTGGATCAGGTTCTGTCCGATCGCGACCATGTCGTTGAGGACCGCCTGCACGCCATGCGGCGTGATGTTTTCGACGCCGAGCCGCAGGCGGATGGATTTGAGCAAAGCGAGATGCGCCCAGTCGCGACCGCGGGTCTTGTTATACATCCACCAGAGCGGATCGGTGTCGGCGTTCCACACGCCCGCAAAAACGAACCCATTCGAAGCGATCGCTGTTTCGACGCCAACCTCGCCGCGCTCGATGACGCCGATATGGGTCGCGAGCAATTCCTGTCCCGTCGTTGCGCCATCGACCAGCGAGAAGGGATAGTAGTGCTTCAGCCCCACCGTGCCCTGCACCTGCTGGCCCGAGACCGACCAGAAGGGATAGCCGCCGTGCCGGAAATCCACCCGCACGAACAGGCCGAGCACGGCGGCGACGCCGTCTTCGAGCCGTGTGGACTGACCATCCGCCACCCGCCGCCAGGCGTCGATGGCGATCAGCCGCCCGGAGCCAAGCGTTTCGAACCAGTCCGTCGCTGCGACGAGCCCGGCGCCCGGGCCGCCGACGACGGCATGGGCGAGCAGTGACGCGCAAACCGACGGCAACGCGGCGCAGATCGGGTTCGCCTGAATATCGCCCCCGACGATGGTCGTCTGCCACGTATAGCCCGGCGCGCCGAGGAGCCGCGGAATGACGCCGCACTGGTTGCCGGCGCGCAACAGCGCGTAAAGGCCCGTGCCAACATTGTTGGCAGCCGTGGTCGCCGTTCTCGAACCGATGATGTTGGCGATGGTCTCTTCGTCATCCTCGCCAGCCTCGACGCGAACGGCGACGATACGGGCGCTCGTTTGCAGGTCAGCCAGCTGATCATCGATGGCGACGATCGCTTTATACAGATCGCCGGTCCCGAGCTTCGGCAGCCACGCGGGATCGCCGGAGTCGAAGACGACGGGTTCGTTCAATGGAAATGCGGTGGCGTCGGCGTCGTCACCCGGCAGCACGAGCCCGATGACAGAAAGATCGGACGCCTGCGCCGGGCGCGGGTCGGTGTTGTCGCGATTGAAGACGAGCCCGTAGGCCGGCGTGGTCATGGCGTTTCCTTCATAAAAAAAGCCCGCCTTGCGGCGGGCCAGAAGTGGACATCGAAAATTACATGCCGCGAAAAGTTGCTCGCGTGGCTGGTCAGCGCGAGGAAACCCGACCGGGTATAGCGCCGGGGCAAGGCCTCCAATCCTCGTGGCCATTGACGACGATTTTGCAATAATTACGCTGCGGCTGAGGAGCCGTTATCCGCGGCGGACCATTACGCAGCACGCCCGGCAACGGTTCCGCGTTTGCTGACAGCGCGGGCAAGCCGAGACTGATAACGCCAAGGGCGATCGATGCGGTGATGAGTTTATGCATAGTCATGACGGGCTCTCCGATTTACAGGACGGGTCGTCTTGACCGCGCCGTGCACTTCGGATGATAGGATGATCGAGGCCAAATTCTGTGCGATCTGACACACGGCGTCGCCGTTCATGCAGGCTCATTTTACTCCGGCCGCTTTCATGAGCGCGTGCCAATTGTCGATGACAAGCGCGATCGCGCCGCCGGTGGTGGAGAAACCCAATATGCGCAGCGCGCCGGCGACGCCGGAGCCCTGATCGACAATCGACATGAGACGCCGCATGTCCTTTTCGATCTCTGCAACGGATTTCTCGAGCGCCTCGACCTTGGTGCGAACTTCGATGGCGATATCGCGCGTGTCGTCCGTATTCATGTCTTTCCCCAGCCGCATATTTTCCCGATGGCGTTATGCTCCTTGACCTGAGCAATCGTTTTCGGTGTGTCCCGGGCTGACCACAGGATCGGCCGGGCGACATCACAGAAGGCGGCCCTGTCAGTCGATGTCAGCGCGGCGGAACCCGTCGTCTGACAGGATGCGAGAAGGATCGCGCTCAAGAGAGGCGCGCAATTCCTCACGCGTATGATTGGCGGCGGATATGTCATCGAGACGCTTCCTCAGGGATTGTTCCGCGTGGCGCGCCGCGCCAAGCGACAGCAGCAGATGATCGCGGGCCCGGTTCACGAGCCCTGTGAGCAGATTGATGAAACCGGCAATGGCGGCGATTACAGCGGCGATCATTGTTCGATATTCCCGCCGGTGATGTTGCTGTCCTTCGCGCTGAGGCCGAGGCCGAAAAGCGCGAGGACGAAAGGCCAGACCTGTTCGATTGGCGGCAACGGCATGGTGTCGGGCCAGAAGCCCGCGTATTTGAGCGCATAGCCGATGAGCGGCAGAAGTCCCATGATCGTGGTGCGGTAGCTGGTCAGAAAATAAGGCATGCTGGTTTCCTTTCTGTCAGACGGCGGCAAGAAGCGTTTTGCCGCGCCGGAAATCGGCCAGATTGAGGCCGCCCGTGAATTGAAGATGCGCCATCTCGAATTTGAGGCCTTCCAGCCCGAGCGCTTCGCCGATCTGACGGCAGCGTCTGAAGGTGCGCGCGTCATTCCATTGCGCCTTGCCATTCACGATGGGCACGAAATCGAATGC